TTTTCTAAGTTGATTTTTGCATCTGAGATAAGATTTTTATCATGATTCGGTTTTGTGTCTCAAGTTGTTTAGATATAGACATCAGGGCAGTGCACACAGTCTCACCCTCTTCAGTCGAAAATAGAGACGCAGCAACATCCGTGATGTGACCGATCAAGTCGGGTTCTTCGTCGCCGGTGACCACCCACTCTGGGATTTCACCGTCCTCATCGTCGCCGAATTCAGGCAGTTGAGATTCATCCATTGGAATGTCGAGCTCACTCTCTGTTTCATACTCAGACTCGGATCCAGATTCTTCGATATCAACAGTTGGTTCGGGTACGGTTGGTTCAGACATTATACATTACCCCAGGAAAAATCAAGCTGAGTTTTTTCGCGAAATTATTTTCTTGGTATATAGTACAAAAACTCTCACAATGGCTGGTGGCCTCATGCAACTCGTCGCCTATGGTGCCCAAGATGTCTATCTCACGGGTAACCCAAAAGTCACTTTCTTCCAAGCGGTGTACAAGCGTCACACCAACTTCGCGATGGAAAACATCGAACAAACCGTCAACGGTACCCCAGGTGCCGATGGCCGCGTCTCCGTCACCGTTGCCCGTAACGGTGATTTGGTCGCCGACATGTACGTCGAAATGAAGGCCGGTGCTAAGGCTGCGACGGGTGAGGATGCGTGGATCGCGGAACGTGCCGTCAAGGATGTTGAATTGTCCATCGGTGGCCAGCGCATCGACAAGCACTACCAAAAGTGGTGGCGTTTGTACTCCGAGCTTTACTTGGACGAGTCCAAGAAGGCGAACTACGGTAAGATGACCACCTCCGCGCACGTCGGCGGTAAGATCTTCTTGCCACTAATCTTTTTCTTCAACCGCAACCCCGGATTGGCGTTGCCTTTGATCGCCCTCCAATACCACGAAGTCCGATTGGATTTCGATTTGTCGTCCGACTTCAAGTCCACCGGTGTTACCGACGGCTCCACTTTCAAGGTCTGGGCCAACTACGTGTATCTCGACACCGAGGAACGACGCCGATTTGCGCAAAAGGGTCACGAATACCTCATCGAGCAAGTCCAACACACCGGTACCGACACCGTCAGCGCCGGTTCGGAAGTCCAAAAGCGTCTCTCCTACAACCACCCAGTCAAGGAACTTGTCTGGTGCTTGGACAACGGTGACGACTCCCTCCGCACCGCGAACGCCCACGCGACTGTCACCTCTAACATCCTCGGTGTCACCGCCGAGTCGAACTGCCTCGTCTCCAGCTCCCTCGCTGGTGTCCCACTCGTCGCATTCAAGGGTGCCAACTTCTCCGAAGATGACAACGGAACTTTGGATACCTTCAAGTTGGTCCTCAACGGCCAAGATCGCTTCAAGGAGCAATCCGGCAAGTACTTCAACACCGTTCAGCCATTCGTGCACCACTCCGGCTCCCCAGCGCCAGGCGTGTACGCTTACAGTTTCGCCCTGAAACCAGAAGAACATCAGCCAACTGGGAGCTGTAATTTCAGTCGTATTGACAATGCTCAAGTCGCTATCAAGGCGAAGACCGGCATCGCGGAAACCACTCTTCGCATGTTCGCGACCAACTACAACGTCCTCCGCATCCAATCCGGTATGGGTGGCCTCGCGTTCTCCAACTAAGCTTATTTTAGCTTAAGTATTATAAAATTCGACTCGCGCTTCTAATAAATATAATCTAAAAATGTTACTATCATTTTTAAATTGTATACATTATATAGGGATGAAGAGCGATTATAGAGTTTGGTTGTTCCTTGCAGCCGTGGTAGTTCTAATCACTTTACTTTTTTTGCGAAGGCGTAAGCCATCGTCCGTGGATACGGCGGGTGAACTCTCTAATCTGAAGGATAAGATTAAAAACATGGAAACGTACAAAATACGCGAGGGTTACACGTCTCCAAACGATAACAATGGCATGACCATAGCGGGTACTCTACTCGAACAATTCCTTGATATATCTATTGAGGTGTTTAACCAACCACTCGTTAAGGAAATGCTCGATAAAGTCATAAAAGATTCAGGTGATGCACGAGTCTTGGCAACCGTGATTGAAGATATAGGCGGTGTTATCAAAGAATCTGTCAAAAATAATGATCTCTTGCAGTGTTTGACAAAACTGGATTGCAGGGAGAAATCGATAGAGTCGGGCGAAGGCGCGGGAGCCAAGAAGCAAATGGTAATGGAATGTAGAGTCGGTGATACAGACGAGTTCGTTCCAGTTGGCGGTGTTGGTGAAGTCGGTTCGGATGTAAACGATAAGCGATGGTATTCGGACGCCACTGAGAACTGTCACAGATACAAACCTAAGGATGAGAGTTTCGAGAAGATTATGGACGAGGTGCGAATTAAAATGGGTGAAATGCTCATGGATCCAGAAAAACAAAAACTGTACTACGATACGTTCGTTCAAATCGGTAAGAATAACGTAGATTTTATAAACAATCACAACGCGTACGTAAATATGAGATCAAAGGATGCTAATTACATAAATCCATTCAGTGAAGGCGGTGAGATTAGTAAATTTTTGCCACGCGACCACGCACTAGGTGAAATGGCTAAGTTTGGTGAAGCACTTAAAAATGACACGTATTATCAAGTGCAGCGGTTCCAAGGTGACGTCGGCCCCGCCCCCGCAGTTCAGGAACCAGTCGTCGATGAACAGAAATAAAATATAGATTAACTATAAATGGCAGACGAAGAACAAGAGCCAGTCGTCGAAGAACCAGTCGTCGTTCCATCTGTAGCGAAGGTTGAATCGCCCAGACGAACGAACAAAGCCGTCATAGGTTTGACCATCGGTTTGGTTATCTTGTGTGCAGTCATTGTTTATGTCGTGTTTTTCGATAAGAAGAAGGGTGCGCGCAATAACTACAACAACCAAACCAGGTTACCAATCCTCAACTCGAGAACCATCTCTAATAACAGTGGCTATGGGGGTAGCTTTAATACTAATAGCGCTAGAAATTTTAGAGTATAAAAAATTATTGTATTTTGAAAACATTTTTTCTAAAAAAGAGTGAAAACTATTTTTTAGAAACGATATTTCAGTTAAAGTTTAAAATCCAGTAAATTATAAGACATGATCGAAGTGTATACAGACGGGAGTTGTCTAGGCAATCCGGGACCAGGTGGATGGGCGGCAAAATGTTATGACCCAGAATTCGTGGTCGAAGGAGGACATCACACATCGACAAATAATATCATGGAAATGACGGCCGTGGTTAAGACACTCGAAAAGTGTTTGGAGCTAGATGAAAAGGATGTCACCGTATACACGGATAGTAAATACGTGAAACTCGGTATCACCGAATGGTCAAAGAAATGGCGTGCGAACGGGTGGAAGACGAGTACAGGTAAGGATGTTGCGAACAAGGAGTTGTGGATGCGTATTTTTGAATTGATTGAACTCATGAGTACAGTCACGATCGAATGGGTGAGAGCGCATTCCACGAATGAAAAGAATAATGAGGTCGACGAACTTGCCCGACGTCAGGCGCATATTTTCTCTGCGTAAAATAATGGACATCGTCGCCCCGTCTTGTCCCAACGGATGGTGTGAGCGCGAGGAGCGCCTTCTCCGCAGGTGGGCGGAAAAGGCGGCAGGGTATCGTTGGTTACACAACCACGCGCGTCTTCATTACAAATGGTTAACGGATGCACTCATGTATCCGTGTATCATCATATCATCCATTACAGGTGTGGGTGGTTTTGCCGTACTCAATCCTAGTGATGATAATGTTTCGCCGGAGATGAAGAGGAACATTATCATTTTTCAATACACATTCGCCTTATTAAACGTATTAGCGGGTATACTTTCGTCCGTATCCAAATTTAGTAATAGTTCGACTATGCGGGAATCGCATTCATCCATGTGTGTACAATATTCAAAGTTTTATAGGAACATAGACATGGAACTTTCATTAGACATAGAACATAGATCTAACGCCATGAAATTCGTGACAAAACAACGTCAAGAGTATGATAGATTGTTAGACGAGGCTCCCGATATACCTTATCGCACCATATGCCAATTTAACCGCGAATTCCCAGACAAAGAAAACAAACCAGACGTATGTAACGGTCTGAGTGTTATAGATGAGGATATGTACGTAAAAGATACTAGGGTGAGGGATGCGATGGCTCGTTGGATAACGCGTACGCGATCGAGGTCTCGCAGTAGAAGTTCAAAGGAATTTGATAGAGTATGATTACTAATTCCACTGAAAGTACAATACGAGACCAAAACTCACTATTATGACCACGACGATCATTACGTGCGTGAAATTATTACAAGGAACGTCCTCTTCTGGTATTGGTCTTTGATGTCCCCAGTTTTCCATACTCCTTCTTTATGTTAGACGCGGTTTTTATGATACCCTCCTGTAAAAAACTAAATACTAAATGCATACGAGCCTTATCAAAGAAACCCCTCGCTACAAACCACAAGCGCATGTTAGAATAAAACACGAAAATAGTCCTAAGTGATACCCCTTGACCCATTCAGTAATACAAAATGGAACTCCAACGTGCTATCATTCACGGCGATCTCGACAGGCTTCGAAAGCTCGAACACCAAATCCTTGAACACGCAAATCACGTGTACGAAGATGCTGGAAATGGAAACGACAATTATGAAAACTTTAGTATTTATTGGATTGCGATCAAAGAGGACAAGGAGCTCGCACTCGAGATGTTTATGACGTTTATCAATACGTGCCAAACCGCACTCGGTAACTTCTTTCACGCATACATGGAGGTCATGGCGTATCCGGGTCTTGTTGGAGCTGTGTGCAGTGGTAATGAAGCCATCGTGGATATTCTGAAAACGTTCGTTGATGAAGACACATACATCGACATCGTTAGTACGTACAACTAGGTTAAAGATGTAATGCGTGTAATATACATGAAAGACGAGCTCTTATAACTCAGTTGGTTAGAGTGTGGTGCTTATACGATAGTATATACATGTGAGTTCATTCTCACAGAGGCACGCCAAAGTCGCGGGTTCGAGCCCCGCTAGGAGCATTTTTACATATGTGTCCCATATGTAAAAACGTTTCTTTGTATATATAAATGGCTTTCCTCCAGAACACAGCTATTCTCGTACCACTCGTCGCCGCCTCTGTGTATGGCGGTGTAAAAGTAGCTTCCAAAGATTTTTATCCAATTATAAACACTACACTTAATCATAACACCTTGTATGGTATCATTATCCTTCTTCACGCCATGTTTGGTATCGCTCCAGTCAGTGAACTCCCAGAAAGAACGAAAACCATCACGTCGAGTGTGTGGTTCAAGCTTCTGTCTCTTCTCGTGATTTCGTTTTCCGCGACCCGTGATTTTGAAGACGCCGTTCTCGTGCTCATAACCTTCCTTGGTTTGGTTCAACTTTTGCGCACGAAAGAAGAACGCAAAAAATACCCATACATAATAGCATAGATGATTCGAGCGTCATACCAACCCAATGATATTTACAAGTACAGGCGTATTAAGATTCGTACTACTATACTTGAAACTATCTACAACAAACCATCAGTGCAAATAAAATCTGAAAGACACGATAACGATCGTTTGCGTTTCAGATTCAGGGAAGCGGTACGCGAAGCTCAAGATATTTGTGAAGAAAACAAGGGGTGCAAAGCGTGTTACGAAGCGTGGTACGAAGTTGATGAGCTCGAAGATTCACTCATGCGGCTCGGTGAAGAAGTTATCCAAGAGAATAGTATGAGGTATGGGTCAGTTATACGCCGCAATTTTAAACTTAGATGGGGTGTTAAGAACGTGGAAGACCATCACGTGATTCCCCGACAATTCAAAAATCATCCAGTGATTAAGTATTTGAGGTATGATGTAAATGACGGAAAGAATATAATCATGATGCCGAGATACATCACACCCGGAATGCGCGAGAATAGACTCACACATAGAGGTGGACACAAAGCGTACAACCAGTATGTTGGTAAAATACTTGATTCACTCGATGAACTCGATGAACCAGAGAAAGATTTTGAATTGTTTACCGAGTTCCTAAAAACCGCGTGTCGTTTTAGACCACAGGATGTACCTTGGAAGTGACGGATCGTGTCATGTGCGGTGAATTTTTGCACATGTCATCGTATTCCACCTTCGTAAAATCTTGTGGCTCCGATTCCTCGTCCATGCGTATCAGGAGTATGCGACCGTCGACATCCATGTTAGAAAATGGTCTAGGTAATATATTTTCGTTTAATTTTAAATCAAATACACTTTCTTTACACTTTAATATGACTACAAGTTCTTCTTCCCATTGTCCGAGAAAAGTTGCTTTACCCCTGAGTATCTTACAAATTTCGTTTTTCTCGGGCGATAGGTCTAGGTTTATTTCATGTACATCGTTTCGTTTTTCATTTAGTAATACAGCCTTCACCATCCTTAAAGACACACTATAAAAAAATTAATAGCCTTTTTCTAAAAGATCTGTCGTTGCGTCTGGATATTTCTTTGAGAAAAACTCCTTGTTTTCCCAGTTACTGTGTCCAATGAGACTCGTGTGCGATCTGTCTACGAGCATACAGTGTCTAAGATCTTTGTAATACACGCGAGCTCCTTCGAATATGAGGTCCTCGTGTTTCATGTCGATGTGATTGTCCATGATTTCAAAGTGATGGACAAAGTTTTTCATGTTTTCTGTGTTTATGAGATAACACTTTGTACTAGATATCCATTTTACGAGTTCTAAACCATTCTTACCCTTATCCGACGATGAGTATCTGGACAAACAGTGAAAGAAGCAGAGTTCAAAATCATCACCTAATTCATCAATCACAGCTTGTACTTCATCGAAGAACTTGTGATTTGTTATGACGACGTTATCTTCGAATACGAGTGCGTACTTGCGTCTTGAATTTAAGCACTTGTCGTATATTTTCATGTGTCCCGCGTAGCATCCTATAGCTCCTAGGTTGAAGTATGTTATATTGGGTCGAACGGCATTTTTATCGTGATACAGTTTAAGCGCTTGTCTGTAATATTTTGGATCTACATTGCGTTGGTATCTTTTAGCCGCCTCGGGTGTTCGGGTATCGGGTCCTTCGATTATTTCGAGTGGTACGGTGTGATCATAAGTACGCATAAATTTTTGTGCTCTTGGTCCATTTTTATCTGTCGTGAGCATATAACACGTATAATCTACTCTAGGCCTGTAAAGTATGGTCTTCACAATGATTAGCGTAGCGATTAGAATTATTACAATAATCATACTTCTAAAATATGTAAATAAAATTATACACGGAGGGTTGCTATGAAGTTCATAGAGGTCTTGGTTTGCGTCCAGAAATAATATTCACAAAGGGCGGCTTGTACTGCTGGACACGGTATACCCGCGTGAATACAGTGAATAGAAAAGGTCCTTGCGTATGTCGCCGTGTTCTTTATTATTTCGTATTGGTCTTCTGTTTTGAACATGTCACACTCGAGCGTACTCGATTGAATACAACCCTTGATTGCTGAACACGCCCTGGTGGATTCCAGGTAAACCATGGCGTACATGAAGCGGATAGTTTGGATCACGACCAATTCATCCTTGAATTTATTAAACACTTGCTTTGTGCCAGTAAGCTTCATGTCTCTGCTCATGGAACGTGCATTTGCGTTTGATTGTAAAATCGGTACACACACCCCTGCGTTGAGAGCATAAATCGAACACCACGTCGATCTCAAGTTTTCTTGAGCAATGTCGTCATGATCGGGTGCTTGATACATCCGTCGTAGGGCATTTTTTAAGATGGGACCATTTACGTCCGTCTTCAATGCCTGATTTAACACTCTTATAACTTCCGGATCTTGGTTAAAATATCCGTACACTTCGGCAAAAACCTGATACAATGCACACTCTGCGGCTTCGTGCACCGATTTCACAAGTTGGGCAGTCCCCGGTTCACCATCCAAGTGTGCGAGTGTTTTAGAGAATGTTCTAAAAAAGATTTCTTGGCTGTCGACGACCGTTCTTGAACCATCTATCATGAGCAATTTGTCAGATAATCCACCGGTGACGTAATGAATCCCCTTTTCCCCACAGGCTCTTGCGTACCCTTTACTTTTTCTGTAATTTTCCAAATTTAAATTGACGATGGTATCTTCTTTGTCACACCACTCAATCAATTGATCCATGGTTCTCGCGTGTACGTAGTCACTTGAATTGAAGAATGTAGCGATTGTACGAGGCCTCTGCATGTTTAACGAAAAATCTGAGACTGTTTGGTGTGATTGTGCATTTTTAAATGGTGTAAGTCTTGTGTTACTCTTGTCACACACATGAACATTCTTAAATTGTTGCATGTCCCGGATAACCTTGAGGCTATCCGGGGTAATACCGACAATACCGTACGAAGACATCTTAGTTTATAATGGCGTGTGCCTTTTATATTAGTTCCAACCATACATGGACATGTTTGTATGTTCACACCAGGGATATAATTCTGGGTCGTAACCCATAAAGTTGAACGCAACCATACCAGCTTCTTTACATTGAATGCATGTGTGCATGTTATCATCATAAATTGTATTTATCGCGAGGGAACGACATATATCTAGCTTTGAGACTTCGTAATCCGTGAAACTGTTTGTTAGTATCACGTCATCAAATACACCTTCAAAGTGTTGATTGAGCCATGCTTCTGTTCGGTCTCGTACGATGTCTTGTCTACCGGTTACCGCGTACACTTTATCAAAATTATTGCGAACTCTCGACATCCCCAATTGTGATCCACGAATGGGTTTGATTTCAGCGAATTCACTTGATTTGTAAAATCCGCGAACCATCTCGACGGATTCTTCTTCGGTAATGTTAAACATGTCCCTGTAGACATATTCATATCTAGTATTGGAAGGTGGCATCTTTAGACCTTTCCATCTAGCCATAGGGCGAACAAACGGCATGAGTACTTCATCGATATCAATTGCTACGCGCTTCATATAGTATAACATCATTCGTAATCTCTAAATGCTATTCCGACGGGAAACCTTGGTACACCTAAATCGGTGAGGTTTTGGAATTTTACGGTCAGCATCTTACCAATGTAAGAAGAACCATTTTTAAACATTTCACGGCGAATTTCACGAGTTCCCTCGGGTCTGACTGTAAATTCATTTCCGGATGGAGTCACACAGACCCATGTGGGAGTACCCACGTCTTTACCGGTGCATTCGCGCATACCAATAACCTTGTATTCCTCCGTCATGAAATCTTTGTGCTTCAATAGGTAATTGCTTCGCTTACCAACTTCGTATACACTCGAAGCTTCACGAATCATAGTACCTTCGTATCCAGCCTCCATGTACTGTTTGTGTACAGCTGGAAGATCCTTCTTTGAACGTACCCACTTTGTTTCCACGGTGACTCTTTCCAGGCGTTCGTCAAACGTGAGTTTGGGTCTATTCGTGTCGAAATAATCAAACACGTGAAACTGGAGAGCCTTTGGGTTTGTCTTATACAGACTCGTAATCTCTTCGAATGTTTTTGTTGGGTCATAGCATTCGCCATCGAGGTATTCACCTTCCTTGAGACCCTTCCCCCAGTGTTCCGTACCAGGTACGACTTTACCAGTTCGAGAGATACCTCCCTTGTTAGACACGAGAAGACGAACTCCGTCTATTTTTGGCTGAACGTAAAACGGTTCAGAGATATGCTTTTGGCGGTCTTCCCACTTATGAGCCAGCATTGGCGTCACAGGGACTACCTTTTCATTTTCCCACATAGTCTTCGCACGTTTGAGAGCGCTATCATATCCAAGCTTCACATGAATTGTAGAAACAAGTTCTTTACCACCAACCAAACCACTCTTTTTGATGATGTTGGCGGTTCCATCAGGCATTTTTTGAACACTTATGTTCGCGTAGCGTTTTCTGCCTTTAGAATCAGTTTTAAAAATTGTTTCCATTATAGTAAGGGTAGATATGATTCCGGTCGTAAATTACGAGCGAATGGAGCGACTTAGGCCACCCCCACCCACGAATATTCCACTGAATGCGAATACCGCGTGTATAGTTATTATAGTATTAGCTGTTCTTGGTCTGTATAAACGGAGTGTTGACATTAGTCAATCGAGGTCACGACATTATACTTGAGACATTCTTCGACGTTCAGGTAGATGTCCTTCTTCATGAGCTTCTTGAATTCCTTTTCTGGGATTTCAGTCTTCTCACCGTAGACCTTCGTAATCATGTCCATGAACTTGGAGCATGAATCCATTTCATTCTTGAGATCCTCGAATTTACCCCAGAAACCGTTAGTGGACAACTGGTGAATGAGGATGTGGGCGTTCTTACCCATGCGACGTTCGTGACCTCCGAGCAACATGAACGTCGCAGCGCTGCAACACGCCCCTTGAGCGATGGTCACAATCTTGACCTTGGACTTTTCAATAATATTCATGGCACTGAGTCCAGCGAACATCTCACCTCCGTCACTGCAGATGTTAATACGGATTTCAGGTGTGAAACCCGGGAAGTCAATGGCTTGCTTCAGTAGTCTGTTTTCGAGCTTCTTGAGCTCTTCGGTAAACTCCAAGATATCATCCGTCGTTACATCGCTGTAAAAGAACATTTCATTTCCGATGATGCGGGTCGTCTTAAAGTCACCCTCAGCACCAGTAGCGATTGGCAAAATTGTAGGAGCTGGCATCTTATACCGAGTATACACGTACACGTTTTAAGTTACTTTTTGTATCTTTTAAATGCAGATTTACTCGATTGAAATTCTGGTTTTTTCACGTACTTTTTAAATGCGGATCGACTCGATGTTCCTGGTTTTTTCTCGTATTTTTTAAATGCAGAAGTCTTGGATGGTGTGATTTTCCTTTTTAGTGGTATAGTATAGGACATAACACCCTTCACAAGATTTTTCATTTGTCTATTGACTTCCTGTCGTGCACTGTTTACTACACCGGACATATTAAGTTTGCTAGTGGCGGTGTTATTGGTGGACATTTATATATTCTTTTATTTTTTTCTTGATCTGGGATACCTCACGTGGTTTGAGCTTATTCCCTATACATAAGTGATTAATGACGTCAAAATCCTGTGGTGTGAGTTTATATTGTGTGTACATTTCCATATTCCCCTGTTTTGCGTATTGTCGCATGAGTGAGAGCTCTTGATGAGACATACCACGCGTTTTTCTTGAAATATTTCCTAGTTTCTGGCTTCTCATTTTATAATTACCGTATTTTGTCCAAAAGCTACCGGGTCTTATTATGGTTTTATCTATCTTTTCACCTAAATAGTAAGCCGGTGTAGATATTATAGAGTTCGTAAAGTATAACATTGAATCCCAAAACCCACTGTATATGCTCGAGTCGTGTAAATCTGCATCTGAAAGAGCTTGTGAAATTTTGTGTATGTTTACATTTGACGATTCCGGGTAATTTTCATGTACAATACCCCATACATGACCATGTTCACACATGGCATCTGATGACTTTACGATTTCTCTGTCACATAGTAACGACACGGCAACTTCCTTTGGTTCTATGAATTCATCCTTTTCATCGGAAAATTCTATATAATGAAAAAAGTTATGTATATTCCCCTTACACGCTTCTGCGGCTTTCATAGCACCAGACACACCCGGCCTCAATGAAGCGATTTGTTCGGGTGTGCGTTTCGGTAATATTATGAGTTTGAAATTTGATATGAGATAGACACTTGTTGAACACACAATAAATGACCCTTTCGTGAATGGATTGCCCTCAGATACTCGATCTACTATCTGTCTTTGTGCGATCACTTCATGTCTATAGTCATCTAAATATGTGGTCATTTTAGAGTTTCTTAGTTCATCCTTAAATTTCAAATCGGGTGTTATTTCTATAGAATTGTATTCATCTAAAACGGCATTAAGTATGAATGATTTACCCGTACCAGACGCACCACAGATCATTACATGTTTACCTTCATTTATGTATGTACGTAACAGGTCTATTTCTTTTTGGTGGAGCGTATTGGACACAGTCTTTTTTTGTGTTTTTATTTTAACAAAGGCGTCCATGGCTGAAAAAAGAACTGATGATCTCGCTAATCAGGCTATAGATATTATTTTTGAAAATAATGCGATCCAGGATAGATTGATAGACCCAATAAAAAGGAAGGTTATCCCTTACCTATTATGTTTTGGTGTCTTTAATCTAATCCTGTTTGTGTTAGTCGCTTTCATAGCCAGTCGCGTGTTTACTCACCCTTCTTCTTCGTCTTCTTGAGACGCCGATTCCACGTCTACCTCTTCCTTCTTTACTGGCTCCTTCTTTGTAAAAGATTCAACAAACTCGGACGCACGTCGGCGAATTCCAGTCTTTTTCAATGGATCTTCTGCAATTTTATTTCCGGGCATAACACGTCCGCGTAACTCATCCAGTTCTTCTTTTAATTCTCCGTCGGTCATGTTTCTTTCCCGTGGATCTTTGAGAAGACTCATGATGGAATATTCCTTGATGGCCTTGAAAGGGAGTATCGGGTGAACGTGCAATATTTCTGGCTTTGTAAAGACATCGTCGCTGGGGAATTCACGATCGAACGCAGTTAAGATTGATTTGGGTAGAGGTGGACTTTGTTCTATGAGCCTGTCCATTTCTTGTTGACAATCATGAACCATGTCACTTCCATCCATCGATCTGTTTACGAGTGAAAGGTTGAGTTCAAGTCTAATTTTTCGCGACAGTTTACCATACAATTGTGACGCAGAACGATGACTCTCCATGAGTTCGTTAATCTTCAAAAATTGCATTATAGTCGCTATAATACCGGCGATGAGGTTTAAACCTCCGATGATGGATGGTACAGACGAACGTATACTAACGGGGAATTGTTCTTGGGCGAAATTTGCGGTACCGGTTATGGTAGAGAGCACGATAACAGGGAGAGTAAAACGCATACTTAATTTTTGAAACATGAGAAATGCTTGGTAATTTAAGTATCTATAGCACGCGGCGGCTTCACCCCACTCTTTGAGTACTTTTTCCTGTTGAGGGTGCCATTTCCTCGGTGGCTCCGGTTTCTCTATGTCTCTGGGAAACCCCTCGATGGCGTTATTATTTTCTTGCTCCATATAAATAGATGAATATTATATTCTTCATTCACCTCGTATTATTTGGCGCGGTACTCGTAACACCCTTCCTGAAAAATACAGAGTTGCTTGAAATGTACAGCATAGTGGTTCCATTCATCTTTTACCATTGGTCTGTGAATGACGATACGTGTGCGCTCACACAGATGGAAATGTTCGTTACCGGAAACAGTAAGGAAAAGACATTCTTTGGTCGCATCATGGGTCCTATATATAAGATGGATGACACGGATGCAAATAAATTTTTGAAAACGGTCATGTTTTGCCTTTGGTTGTTCACGCAATACAGACTTGGGAGAATTGATTTAAGATAACCTTTATTAAAATCTAAGTGTAATAATAATGAAGGCGAAGACTAAACATACCTCTATGCTCATAACTATATTCGTGTTATTGCTCATAATTTTGTATAAGCTCACACAGCCCCAACCCGTGAAGCGAATCCACACGAGAGAGCGCGTCCACGTCCCAGTTCAGATTCCAGTGACCCGTGAATTTAGAGCGCCGCCGATCAAGGAATACAAACCACGACGTATTCAACAAATGGGAGTGTTACTCGGTGAAAACGACGAGACACTCCCCTTGTATGGCAAGGAAGTTCGTGGACGAAGAGACAGATACCATTATTACACGGTAACCCCGGGTGATCAAATGTACTCTCTTCCAGTGTCGATGGGTGAAAGAGATTGCATGGATGATATCGGATGCCAAGAAATCTATGGTAATGAGACCGTGAACATTCTCGGTCAATCGGGTGACTTTTCGGCGAAGATGTACCGAACAGACAATTTCTTTTAGTCTCTGTATAAATAAAGGATGCGATTGAAACAGGTGATGGAGGTGACACCGATTGCGTCTAGAAAAATAAAAGAATTATTACTGGCGAATGATAAGGAATACCTAAAGATCGGGGTAAAGACGAGGGGTTGTAATGGAATGATGTATACGATGAATTACATGAATGAGAACGAGCGCAAAAAGCTTGACGAGTTAGTGGAGACGGAAGACGGAGCTAAGATCGTCGTCGACACGAACGCATTGATGAGTATCATTGGTACAAAGATGGATTACGTGAGTGATCGTTTGAAGAGTGAATTCACGTTTGAGAATCCAAACGCGAAATCTAGTTGTGGGTGTGGAGAGTCGTTCATGACGTAATTACATAGAGGTATCTTTATTAATGCTACACATAACCAGCTTGCCAAGACCAGAACCAATCCGCCGGGCGCGGTACATCATAGGCCTCGAGGTAGAGTGCGTCCCATTCAGGGATATCCCTGTCGGTTTCCTCGTTCATTTCTCTAACGCGTCCGTTCAGATCATTCATTAAAGCTTGTGTGCGTTGGTTCACTCTATCCATATAATCACGGTAAAAGCTTCGTTCGTCGGGAATTTGATGACCCCTCGCACGAAGTTCGTCAATAGTATACTCGCGAATTCGTATTCCAAGTTGGTGACATCGTTCACGAACCGCGCTTTCCCGGACTGCAGCGGTCACTCTCTTTTTGATACGCATATATTTGAGACGGCTTTTATGGCGACGAATTTCCCTTTTTCTGGCAATGTAACCCCCGCTAAGTTCCCGGAGGCGGGCAACTTGAGGTGGTTCATCGAGCCTGACATGGACCCTCGATAAGTGCGCTTCGGGAGAAGTTGCTCGTGGCACGACCTTGTACAAGTTTTTCATATTATGGCACATTTTCAAGTATTCGCCCTCCGGGATCGACTTGGCAACCAGGTCGAGGGTCTCCATGAGCGAGGTAAGGTCTTCCATGATTAAATTTTGAATTACAGAGGTCTATACCCCGACTTAGGCTATCAATTCTCGCAAATCTACTGGATTATTAAGCGTTTCAAATGTTAGGGGTTCGGGGTGGATAGATGTATTTGCTGGATTATTGACTACTTTATGGGGTGAATCATCTATCAATAATGTATTCGTTTCGTCATACCATGGAAACATCTCCCATACATATTTAAGTTCTTTGAGAAATACAGGCTTTCCACTATCCATAGTACCGATATTGGTACATTGTCTCTGAGAATAAATAAATTTCAGATCTTTCATTTTCTTACCCCAAATATGCCTCACAATAGGTATCGTATTGTGAGGCATAGTTGAAGACCACACAGCCACGTCATAATTATGATGCGCCCATTTAAGAAACTTTCGAATGCCTGGACGCACAAAACATTTGAAATTTCCGACTATAAAATCTGGTTTTTGGGAGGTCTTATCTCGTCGGCGAATTAGAAAGATCCCATTGAGGTCAAATATTAATAATCGCTTCATTTAAACTGGTTTAAGTTATTAATTACAAGACTATGCTTGACTTAGGTTTACTCTTCACCTGGAACATTCACACCTATCCCTCTTGTGACTCGTCCGTCTTGCCGAGTGATTGGACTCTGTGTATTGTATCTATTAAAACGAGTAAACTCAGACCTAAACACACGGCCAATGAACCGTAACCCACCGGCTTCATTGGTACTGGAACCCACCACCCTATGAATTTCTTTCGTAAAGCATTTGATATCATTATGCAACAGCAAAGGATGCTTAGGGCTGACATGGAGTAATGCTTGTTCTTGTCGAATGGGACAGTTGGACTCCACGCATCCTGACCCGGAAACACATTTATACCCAAAACATTCAACAATGGAAGAATCAAAAATGGCAGTACCATAATTTAATATTTACATATATTTTATTCTGTGTCCGGGTTAACGATGTACTTTTCGAGAGCTTCGAGTCGGTCACTGTATTTAGCGATCAAATCGAGTTCCGCTTCCATGGCTTCCATTACATCGGAGTGTTCACCGATACCCGAAGGCTTTGTTAGGTATATTTCTACGATGGCGCGGTGTTTGGCGATCATACCCCGCGCGTGCGCTTTCATGAAGAAAATTAACCTATCTCTTTCCATTTTCATAATAGACGTAGCTCACGTTTAAGTGTATTAAATGCTACAGCCAATCAGCATGGACGTGAATATGATCATGGCCAATCGTCCGGTTTCAACATGAGAAACTTTATCAAATTCCTCGATACTCTTTGACTGTGCGACGCACATGTCTACCGAATACGCAGATATGGCGGAACACAACACACCCAAACACGCAAATTCGGGGCGGTGATATTGTTCGATCGGGTTCGCACCGGATACAATCCAGTTAGCGGTTCCTAGTATCACGCCGTATGCCGCAGTCTTACCGGCGACTGCTTCGATGACTTTAGCCGGTGTGATTTCCGGTCTAGAGGAACACGTTACGATTCGTTTACGTTTTGGTAACCGTGGTCTCGTGATTATTCTCACACGAAGGGGTGTTATCACCATTTTTTATCATTACGATGAATTCTCTAAGTGATGTCTAATCCGAATCTCATTTTCATGTGTTTCATCGCCTCCCGTAGACTTGGTTCACTCCACAGAAGCCATCTCGACCAAAAACCCGCCGTCTTCAAACCCGAGATTTCCCAATCCTCGAGTTTGCTCTTAGTCACTTTAGACATTCTTTCGTGTACCCTTTGTGGATCACTGAATTTACGAGTGTCTCCACCACCGTGTCGTAACACATAGAGACGCATGCGCATTGGGTTCTTGTGTATGGTATAGTCCGTGTATCCTTTGCCCCCAAAGTCTACATGGTCGCCATCTGGAAATGTCACTCTGTACTTCTTGTCCCGGATCGGACTTTTCTTGAGAGTAACTTTCATTATTATTAACATTTGAAAATTTTTAAAAAAATATTTTTTTTATTTTTGAAACTTTTTTCTTTTAAAAGAAAGTGAAAAAAAAATTATTTTTTTTTCGATTTTCATTTTCAAAAAAGTATGGTGTTCATTCATTTTCGAGGAGACCACTGAACAAATTAAGAATATCGGCGAAGTAGTCGAACGACGCACCCACAAAATTACCTTCGTAGTTTCGTCTCAGTATGTTGTTGGTATCGTATATGACGAAGAGAGCAAACAGTGGTACGATGATCTGAGAATACCTCTTACCCGTGAATAGCCTTACCAAAATCAAACCTATGAGACATACGAACAAAATAGAACCGAGCATCCTGAGATCATACCCGAGCATGCGCGTGACGGCACCCAATACAAACATGGTGATGAAAATGGTGACCGCATCGAGCAAAGCCTCCTTTACGTCTCTCTCACCTCGCGTACCCAATAACATACCCGCGACGGCGGACAAAGCTGTGAAAAGCATGAATCGCGTGATGATGTTCTTCGTAAACGCAAACATGAGAAGCGCGACGAACCACGCGACCATGTACGTGAGCGCATTTTCGGCGACAGCCTTACTCATTTTTGGATCTTCTATGGTAGCCTTCGCAAAGCCGTATGTCACGAGTGACTGAAATATCAAGTTTGCGAACACCTTTGATAGGAACATTCTATTAATATACACGTCTAAAATAATTTACTTTTTCAAGAGGATGTAGTGGTGGTACAAGTGAATACCATTGATGTACAAACCAATGGCGAGTGGTATCAACAAGGCTGGGCGCTTTTTGTACACGGCTGGAAGCGCCATGGCGAGGGCGAAGAGAACCATGGTGAAGTAAAGCACTGGTGGTGCGATCAAACCGGTCTGCGTTCTAGTGAGACCCATGAAGAAACGCTTATCGAGAGTGTCGACTTCATCGGTTGGTTCTGGTGCGTAGTATTCCTTTCCTTTATAACCTGGCATTTATTATATATGGAGAAAATAATGAAATATCTCTTAGGCTCGGTTGTCTTGGTGGCGTTCGATTATTTTAAAAATCCAATAGACCGCCTGTATTTCAGTAGACCTCTCAGACCACTCGTGGGCATGAGAAATACACTCATAGACATGTTGTGTCATAAACCATTTTATTACCCAAAAGATTACAATGACTTGTGGATCATTCGATTGTACTACAGAGAACTAAGAGACGCTTTATTGTCGGGCATGAAGGACGCTAAAAAGTACTACTTTCATGACGACGATTCATGGTTTGAAAAGAATGAGAACTATTACTATTACAAAATCGAGGATTTCCCACTCATAAAGAGGTGCATAGACAAGATACCGCGCGTCGTTGGTGGAGTGATATCCGTGATGGAAGGACCCATGACCATACCACCTCACCGAGCGGAACACAACTTATATCTCAGATACCACCTCACACTCGAGGGTACGAGTACTCTAGACACGGAATACGAGACGCATGAACACAAACCGGGCGAAGATTTGTTATTCGATCATTCGAGATATCACATGGTTAAGAAGACCACGGATGATAGAAGAATTGTACTGATACTTGATGTTAAAAGATTCTAAAATATGAGATGTTGTCTACATACGGCTTTATATGATTCACTCCCACCCACGAGCTCTAATTCCTTGGTGTTTACGATACGTTTCGTAAACGGCCCGGGTGTTCCATCATTACACCTCATACACAACGCTGATAACTTGGTCACACTATCCGCGACGGGTATACAGTCTAAAATTTCACCGAATTTTTCCTGTTTGAAATCGGCATCGAGACCTGCGAGTATGACTGTCTTTTTTAGAAACAAACACATTTGTACGAAACCTTTCAGGTTATCAAAAAACTGCGCTTCATCCACGGCGACGACATCCGACTCACAGAAATTCTCATCCAGTAACGTATCCGCGATTTCGCTCACTTTCAGGCATTCGAAATCGACACCATCATGGCTGTGTATGACTTCCTTTTCCGAACGCGTGTCTTTCGATGAGGTTATCACGGATATGCGTTTACCAAGGACTTTGTATCTCTTCAGACGTCGTATGAGTTCCGACGTCTTACCCGAGAACATGTTACCTATGATTATTTCGAGACTCATCTTATACGATTTTAGCCTCTTTTGTTTAACTAAGTCAAAATGTAGAGCATCGTAAATCAGACATGATTCACAAGGCTTCTTACAAGGGGAGGGAAGGCGTCTATTTTCAAAAGTCAGGAAAGGTGTGTTTTGAAAATAGAATTTTTGATAGCATCGAAGACGTCATTAAATTTTTCGGAAGATAAAGTATGACGAAAATCATCACCGGGAATTTCCTTATTTGGAAAGGTCTGGACTTGCATACAGATTCTAGGACGAAACATCCACGAAAGTTTAAAAGCAAACAAGTCGCTAAAGTTAGATACAACTGCTATGTGTGCAGGGATAAATGTGAAATATATTCACCAGTGGAAGATACATATGTGAAATGTCGGAGATGTGACGGTTGTCGTATTAAGATGGATAGTATCGATGATTATGATTGGTTAGATTAAAATTATATGTAATAATTAAGATGGCCCTCACTGATCAGGAAATATCTAAGAAGATTCGCGAGTTGCGAAAAACAAAGGGTCCAGTATACGCACCCCTTAAATATTTCAGAGGGTTGAAGACGCTCGGAGACGTAGAAAAGAGATATGTAAAAATGAAAACGAAAACATACACGAAATTTTCAACTGATAAAGGTGTGAAAACCCGCACCTCTTCGTACACGAAACGATTCCGCGAAAAGTACCCGAACGCGAAATCCCTCCCCGAAATTGCGAAAGCGACGAAGATACCATTGAAGACATTGAGAACCGTGTACGATCGAGGACTCGCCGCATGGAGAACCGGGCACCGACCGGGCGCTTCTCCGCAGGCGTGGGCGTATGCGAGAGTGCATAGTTTTGTGATGAAAGGAAAGACGTATTACACGGCGGATCGGGATCTACTCTGAGCCAAATTCAATAAATTCGTGGCCGTTTTAGCACCGGGTGTTTTCGCAGTCTTCGCAGTCTTCGCAGTCTTCGCAGTCTTTGCGCTTTTAGATTTGTTAGCCAAATTCAATAAATTCGCGGCCGTTTTAGCACCAGGCGTTTTCGCAGTCTTCGGTTTACTGTTTACGTTTGGTGCCCATGTGACATTGGTCCTGGCGCGCTTGACCTGACCAGGTGGACTTGGTGTATTGTTTCTACCACGTTTTACACCGGTCCTAGTAGTGAGACCTCTACCAGTGGCCGCCGCGAGTTTACCCCTGTTTTCTGGACTTATTATGTTCATATATCTATCTACTTCATCCGGTAAATAATCAGCAAACTCGATGAGTTTCTTTTTCAAGTTCGCTTTTGTGGTTGGTGTGAGTGATTTGTATGAATTTTTGTTTATTAACTGAGCCAAACTTTTGAAACCTCTTGGTAGCTTTGGTTTGGTTTTTTCTATTTTATTTATTCCTTCCCGGATGTTCTGTGGCATATATTTTTTAGATTCTGCTTCAAAACGTTCTTTTGATATCTTTACTGAGTTATTTAACATACATGCACTACCTTTTATGTTTACACACGACGATCTAGATTGGAATTTAACATTATTCTTACTCGTGTATACAACAAACCCCGTTATACCATCTTCTATCATCGTCTTGACAGCCACGTTCATCTTTGCGTTTACATATAAACCCGTAGCTATACCCATTCTATCACCACTCGCCACTATCGTGTTATATTTACCCGCGTATATGAACTGTGACAAGTCTCCTATAGTCTTGAACATGGCTGGATATTGTGGGATCTCTACTTCCTTTCTTTTATTGCCACGCCCCCTGAACGCCGTTTTCGTTTCATTTTTCTTGGAAAGTATGCTTCTGTATTTTGAAAACGACTTGGCCGCTTTCGCCGCTCCCACATGTATATTAAATGTGACAGAGTTGTTAAAGCTTAAAAATTCTTTGGTAAATAACTGTTTAAAATATTTGAATTTTGTACCCTTTGTTACTTTATCATGGAGTAAATCATAATAGAATACTCTTATTATATCATCTGTGAGGGGTATGGTTGGTATACCAGTTGTGTTTTGTTTTGGAAAAAATGAACTATTTGAATTTGAGTTACCGACAAACTCAACTCCATCGTACTCTCTTATAAATTTGATGAACGCTTCCATGTTTCCGGAGTTCATTTTAACGTTGTAATTGTTACCCGCTATACCTGCATTTGCTTTACTCGAGGCAACGTTTAAAACCATGGTCTTAAATATATCAAGCGTTGATTTTGATTTTGGGGAGGGCTGATCAGGAGTTATTGAACTGATTGGTACGTAACCAAGTTTAGTTTTTGACGTTGGAACTATGTATTGAGACACGTATATAGTTTTTCCTTCCATTGTCATGGCGTACACGAATGGTCTAAAATCGAAAACTATGCTCGGGTAACACAAATCTCGTTTTCTTTTATTTATAGATTGACCCTTGTTATAAACCCGGTTAAACAGGTAAAGGCGACTTTCTATGTAATTACGAAGACTCCAATTTTTGGATATAGTGACACCCGGATCGCACATTCTCGGTGTGTTATAAAGTACGGGTATGTTTGACTTTTCTATCGTGTGTGCGAGTGATATCCTGTTTTCTTGATCTATAGAAGTTAACCAATATTTGGAATTTTCAGGTGTTATGAGTGGATATTGTGATTTGCATTGTCTGTGTATAGATATACATCTACCTTCTATTTCATTTATAACGTCTATGAGCATTTTGGATTCAAAGCTGGTAATTTTCTTACCCTCTGTGATGTCTCCTATTTCATTTAGATTGTAATAGAGTGACTCTCCATTTGAGGTACATCTTGCCTTCACTGACATCTTAAATTAAACACACAAAAAAATTACCTAAGTCATGTTGACCACTCTGAATAATCAATTGACTCAATCAAAGATGAACGCTGAATCCATCGCTACCTACATTTCCAACCTTGAAAAGGACAACGCCGCTCTCAAAAAGCTTCTTCAACAATGCGAAGAAGAAAAGGCTATTCTTGAGTACGAAAGCATGCTCCACTACGCTCAAGTGAGCGACGATGAATCTGTCGTATCTGACTCAGACAGTAGTACAATGGCACAAATAACTGGCGGCGAACCTTATGAATCTGATTCTGATTCTGAGTATGAACCCGATGAATACACGCCATTGTCTGACTCTGACTCCGAGACCGACTCCGAATATGATTCTGAATATGAAGATGATGATGACGACTTCTTTGTCTGTTACAACTCTGACCTGGTGAAGGCTTTTGATGAACTCGCCGATCGAGAAGAAAACAAATACAAGAAACACGCGTTTCGACACGCCGCTAACATGATTCACGGGTGGCCCGCAAAGATAACCAGTGGTGAACAAATCTCTCATGTGAATGGTATCGGAAAAAGTATCATTCAAAAGATAGACAAATTTCTTGAAACTGGAAACTATTGTACATTCGTTACGAATGACAACATCGCCGAAAAACTTGAATTACTCGCGCAAGTACAGGAAAACGAACACAAGAGTGAAGCTTACGAAAAGGCCGCCGATGCTATTCGCAAACTTACGTTTGAAGTCACGAATGGTACCGAGATTTCACAAGGACCCCGAAAAGTACCAGGTGTCGGCAAAGGTATCGCAAACAAGATTGACGAATACATCGCGACCGGTGAAATCCGGGAGTTATCGATCGACAGATTGATGTGGCAATTGAATGCTATCAACAATATTCCTCGAGATGAGAACCTGGGTCGTCTTAACATCGGTCCGCGACGCGTCGTTAAATAAAACAGTAATTATGTAATGAATCAAATAACTAAATACTTACGAACTAGCATTCCTCACCGTCTCATGCCAATTATAGTACTCACTGAGTTCATTTACTAAGTTGGAGAACTTGGAATTATTTTTAAATGCACTTATCTCTCCCATGGTCTGCTTTCTCCTGTAATTCACATAACCGTCTCTGACTACTTGTCTTAATACACGTATAATGATATTATACCCGCGAGTCGCGGGTTTCATCAATCCGTTCGATCCCACATATTTTTCAAATTGTGACAAATATTTAACCACCGACGATGGTAATTTATAGAGGGGGACCGTCCCGGACGCTTTATTTCTTGTAATGAAAGGGTCATATAATTGTGAAACAATAAAGGGTTTTGTTTCCATAAATTTTATGTGATGAGGTTTGAACTTTCCGTCTACATACGCCGTATAGTAATCGCCACCCTTTTTGTGTCCAGAAATGAGCAGT